ATAATTAAGGGTAACACGTTTCAAGGTCTGCGGGCCAAATTGGAATTTGGCCAGTGGATACAGTGTGACATTACCTTTCGGAAGAACCAGCAAAATGGGAAACTTAATCGCAATTGATTATTCGATGTCATGTCCTGGCATCTGCATTTATAAAGATACGTTTGAAGCTTCTAAATTCTATTTCTTTAACAAGAACAAGAAGTTAGCTCAGAAATGGTTAGGTGGACAAATAATCGGAACACTCGATGAACAGAATTATAAGTCTGAAGAACATCGATGGGATGTAATTTCTAACTGGGCTATGGGGATCATAAGAAACAACGATCCAGAACATATAGTCATGGAAGGATATTCTTATGGAAGTTCGGCTGGTATGGTGTTTAATATTGCCGAGAACAGTGGAGTGCTAAAACATAAGATCTATAAAGATGGAATTTCGTTGAGTGTGATTGCTCCAACACAAGTAAAGAAAATATTTACTGGAAAAGGCAATTCAAACAAAGACGCGATGTATAACACTGCAAGGGAAAAGTTTGAATTTCCAGATTTATTAACATTGTTTAGCTCTAAAAAAGTAGGAAATCCGATTTCAGATCTTGTTGATGCGTTTGCAATCGGCTACACCTTTAAGAACCAGTCTTAAAGCGGCTCTGAAGAAAAAAGATAGAATTTTTAGTATTTGATATAGGCTAGGGTAGCTGAAATCAAAATTTTCGTGAAAAAAGTGACAAATAAAAATTAGTCTTTAAAATCAATAGGTTACAAAAACGTAAGTCATTGATTTTTAAGCACTAATGAAAAATCAAGTAATTCTTGACTTTTTGTTGGATCTAAATTAGAATAGTTAAAACTGTGAGGGAACAAAAATGATGAGGAACTCGTTTAACGAGATATAAATAGTTACATGAAAACAGTTGAAAATCTTCTAAACATGAACCCCATGGTTACTACCACAGATGTAGCAACCATAGATCAACCCGCCTCTCTTCCAGTCGTAAAACAAGAAGTTGAACTTTCAGCGGATCAAACTTTAGCAAAAGATACAATTAGAGAAATCGTCGAGACCTCTAGAACGGTTTTCGATTCTCTAGTTGACCTAGCAAAGGAATCTGAAAGTCCTCGAGCATTTGAGGTTGCTTCAACTTTCATGAAAAATCTTGGAGAGATGGCAGTTCAGTTATATAATCTCGATAAGGCGGAACGCATAGAACAAAATATCGTTCCGACAAATCAGAATAATACTCAAGTAAATAATACAGTATTTGTCGGCAGCTCGGAACAGTTGTTAGACTATTTAAAACAAAATAGAGGTCAAAATTAAATGTCATTGACACTTAGAGCAGGCAAAGGGTCTCCGTTAACGAATGCTGAGATTGATTCAAATTTTTCGTTTCTCAATGACTCGAAACTGAGTATAACGGGCGGCACTGTTAGCGGGCCGCTTAAACTTCCGAACTTCGGAACTACTGCGTCTGACCTTGTTCCATTGTCTTATATCCAATCGAACTTCGTTAAAAAGACTGGATTGGCAACCGAATCGTGTGGCAACCCAATTTATCTTACCTATACAATTGATAATGCGTCTTCTGGAAATCTAGCAGTCAACAAAGGTTATGTAGATAACAAGATTGCTGCTTCAATCGAAGCAATGCCAGGTGTTTTTGGAGTATTTCTTCGAAAAGACACTGACGACACAATGAGCGGCAATTTAACTTTGGCTCATGCTCCAACATTGGCTGGCCATGCTGTCAGAAAAGATTATGTTGATCAAAAAACAGACATCAGCAATTTCGTAACATTGTTCGATGCTGCTTATGTTAAACTATCTGGATCGGCAATGACTGGAACATTGACACTAAATGCCGACCCAGATTCGTTTTCAAATCCACTAACAGCCACAACTAAGCGATATGTAGATACTAATTTTATTGCTAAGACTAGCGACACAACCATTACAACCTATTTGTCTGTTCCGTCTCCAGTATCTAATAATAATGTAGCAAATAAGGTTTATGTAGATACAGTTGCCAATTTAAAGGTTGACAAGACTGGTGCGACAATGACGGGGTCATTGATATTAGGTGGGGCGAACGGTGGGGCATGGAACGGCGCACAAATTGTTCTTGGGTCATATTATATTTGGGTTGATATCTCTGGAAGACTTCGAATTAAGAATTCTGCTCCAACTTCAGACACAGATGGAACAGTTGTAGGCTCACAAGTTTAATTTAAAGAGTGATAGTTGACAGTATGGAAACATCTAAGCCAATTGAGTATTTACCGAATAAACAATTCACTGCTGAAGTTAGTGAGTGGATATACAAATGTAGAGCAGCAAAGGATTCTGGATTAGAACGGCCAATGATTCCAGACAGTGTTGCTGGTGGAATCATCTTGATTGCTCGCCGCCTTGCAACGAAATGGAAGTTTGCTGGATATTCGTGGAAAGAAGAATTTATCGGGGATGCAATCGAAGTCATGATTCGATATGCGGATAGATTTAATCCAGAGAAATCTTCGAATGCGTTTGCTTATTTCACTCAGATTGCGTTTAATGCTTTCAGAGCGAGGATAACTCATGAGAAGAAACAGATTTACGTAAAACAGAAGATCGCACAACAATCTTCAATTGACCATATGTATGGCGCACAAAATCAAGATGACGACGTGGAATATCATAATCAATTCGTTGAAATGATTGCAGAATCAAGCGACCCAGATCTCGAACGTCTGTTCGAACCCAAAAAAGCAGAAAATCAAAAACCGAATAGTAAATACGACGTAGAATCATTGTACTGAAATTACCCCGCAAGCGAAGATTTTCTAAAAGGAGTTGTATGAAGGTTGCTCTAATTTCTGACACCCATTGGGGAACACGCGGAGATTCGGTTTTATTTCATAATATCTTTAAAGAATATTATGAACAACATTTCTTTCCTGAAATCATATCGAGAAACATAAAGACAATCGTTCATCTCGGGGATTTCTTTGATAGAAGGAAATTTACCAATCATCACACGTTATCACTTGCCAAAGAATATTTTTTCGACCAACTTGTAAAGCATGACATTAAGTGCTATATGCTAGTCGGAAACCATGATACTGCGATGAAAAATACGAACGAGCTAAATTCTCTTGACTTGCTAGTTAAGTCTGAATATCAATCCAATATTCGAGTATTTTCTAAGCCAGAAGAGGTTGACATTCAAGGGGAACTGTGTCTTTTTCTTCCATGGATCAATACGTTCAGTGCTCAACAATCTACAGATGCTTTGGTAAATTCTAATTCAAATATAGTTTTCGCCCACCTCGAACTTTCTGGGTTTAAGTATCTTCAGAATGTAGTTTCGTCTCACGGTCAAGTGTCTCGAGATTTTCTAGAGAAATTTCCAATTGTGTTGTCTGGTCATTATCATGAGAAATCGAGTTCGGATAATATTCATTATCTTGGGTCTCCTATGGAATTTAATTGGGGAGACTGTGGTTCCAAGCGTGGATTTCATATATTAACTGGAACAGATGGCAATTATGATCTCGAGTTCATCCAAAATCCATTTAAGAATTTCATTAAACTTTATTACAACGACACGAACAAAAACGATGTCAAAGAAATAATTTCAAAGTTTGACGAAATCTCATCTAAAATTAAAAACAAATATGTCAAGTTGATCGTTGAGAAGAAGCAGGACTTATTGTTATTTGAAGAGTTCGCCGATAAGTTATATAATAGTGGTGCGTTCAACATTTCTATTGTCGATATGACGTCTGAGATTCTTGCTGAAGGTGGAACGATTGACGAGGACAAAATCAGGTCGGCGTCAAAGGACACTTTCGAGTTCATTTCAGATTTCATAAATTCTGAGATTCAAACTGATCTAGACAAGGAAACATTGAAAAACTATATGCGAGATCTTTTGGTTAAAGCTCAACAGGCGGAAACGGTTTGATTACTTTTAAGACACTTCGATTTAAGAATTTTCTTTCTTTTGGCAATCAATTTACTGAGATTTTCCTTAATAGATCCAAGACAACACTTATTCAAGGCACCAACGGAAGTGGAAAAAGTTCTATTCCGACTGCACTGACATGGGTATTGTTTGGGAAAACTTCTCGAGGGGTTACCAAGAAGAATTTAATTAACTCTATAAACAAGAAAGATTGTCTAGTCGAGTTAGAGTTTGAATCGAACGGAATACAGTTCATGGTTCGTCGTGGACAGAACCCACAAGTATTTGAAATTTATGAGAATGGAACGGTTGTAAATCAGAATCCATCGGTAAGGGATTATCAGAAATTCCTTGAAGACCACATTCTACATTTCAATATCAATACATTCACTCAATTGGTATGTCTTGGTGGTGCGGAATATGTTTCGTTCATGCAACTGCCAATTGCGAATCGACGTCAAATCATCGAGGATATTCTTGACATTTCAATATTTACTGGAATGAACGAACAACTCTATATTATCAATAAAGAATTGAAAGAATCGGCTAGAGAATTAGATAATCTCCAGAAAGTTTTAAAAGAAAAGATGTTGGCATTGAAAACTGGATATGAAGCACTAATTGCTAACAGTGAAACCCAGAAAAAATCGTTGATCGACCATATTAAAAAACTTGAGGCGGACATTGACAAGTTAAACACGAAGAATTCGGAGCTGTTAAAGGAAATTTCCAAGCTAAGTTCCTCGAAGGCAAATAAGGCGAGTGACAATGTTTTATTGTCTTTCAAGGTTGCAACGAACCAGAATAAAGAAGACCAGAATAGATTGCTAAAGGAAATCAAATTCTTTTCTGAGAATGTTTGCTGTCCAACCTGTAGCCAACCAATAAATGAAGATTTTAGAAAATCAAAGATTGACCAAGACGAAGGACAAATAAATGATTTAAAACATAAATTAGACAAGTTGTTAAAGGAAATTGAACAACACGAATCAAATGTCAAAACATATAACTCTTTGATTTCAAAGATTTCTAAACTCGAAACCGAAATTTCGTCAAATACTAAAGAGATTGACAATAACCTTAAGTTTATCAGGGATTTAGAGGGAAAGATATCGGATGTAGATAAAAATAACCAAGAACAGTTCAATGTCAAACAGCAGATTCGAGTCGCTTATAAAGAGTTTGAACAGACAAAGATTGATAAAAAAGAACTAATTGTTAAAAAACATTATCTAGATACGTGTGGCCTGTTGTTAAAGGATTCTGGAATTCGAGCCAAGATCATTTCGATATATCTACCAATCATCAATGGATTGATCAATAAATATCTCGAGCAACAAGACTTGAATGTGTCGTTTATGTTAAATGAGACGTTTGATGAAACAATAAAAGCAAGATTCTTCGAAGACTTCTCATATGAAAATTTTAGCGCCGGCGAAAGAGCAAGAATTGACTTTTCAATTCTTCTGACTCTAATAGAATTGGCAAAGATTAAGAACTCGTTAAATACGAATCTTCTGTTCTTTGATGAATTGTTTGATAGTGTTTTTGATTCAGACGGAATGACGGTGTTTGTGAATCTGTTGGAATCTCTAGACTCAAATGTCTTTATGATTTCACATCGCCCTGATCTTCAGGACAAACTTCAATCTATTATAAAGATTCGTAAAAATGGAAACTGGAGTCAACTGGAGTAACATTCAACCCTGTAGTACAACCTGAGAGAAGCAAATGTGCGAAAAAGACGAAGACCAAAAGGTTTTAGAAACGCTTGGTGTTTATACACTAGATGGGATGATTTCTGAGGAAACAGTTATTCCGATCGTCAACTCAATCATGTTCGAGAATGCTGCCCAAAGACTTGATAGAATTTACTTGGTTATTACTTCTGGAGGGGGCGATGTTGCTTATGCATTTAAACTAATTGACGCAATTAGAATGAGTTCCATTCCAATCACTGCAATTGGAATCGGGGAAGTTTATAGTTCGGCATTCATGATTTTTATTGCAGCACATGAACGGCTTTTAACTGAAAATGTTTCGATTTTGTGTCACCAATTTTCGATGAGTTTTGGTGATTCTGTTAAAGAACATGAGATCTTGGCTTACAATTCGGAGACTAAAAATGTTAGGAATCGAATGTTCAGGTTGATAGAAAAATATAGCAATTTAACTCATCGACAAATTAGCAAAACTTTCTTTGGCCCATCTGATTTTTGGATGACGGCAGAAGAAATGATAAAGTTTAAACTTGCAGACAGAATAGTAACAGATTTCGATTGGCTCCCAAGAATTCCTTATCCTCCACAACAATTGGATGAAGAATTGCTTGACAACCAAGACGAAAATAGTTAAAATATCATTTTTCAACAATTGAAGGAAGTGAAACACAATGCGCCTATCCCCAGAAACAATCGACGTTCTTAAGAATTTTTCCGCAATCAACTTTTCGTTGAACGTTAAAGCGGGAAACAAACTCAGCACTATTGCCATTGCAAGAAACATCGTTGCTGAATCGACAATCAAGGACACGTTCCCATCCGACTTCGCGATTTATTCGCTTTCCGAATTTATTGGTGTTCTTTCCTTGTTCAATACTCCGGACATTTCGTTTGACGAAAAGTTTTTGATTGTTCGAGAAGAGGGCGACACTCGAGGTGGTATTAAGTATGGTTATTGTAATCCAGCTCTAATCGTTTTTCCAACCAAAGAAATCAAATTGCCAGAAGAAGTTGACCTGACGTTCACTATTACAAAGGATCAGATCGCCAAACTTCAGAAGGCTGGTGGGATTTTGAATGTTCCTGATATTAAAATCAAGAGTGGAAAAGATGGAGTATTTCTTATTGTCCAAGATAACAAGAACAGTTCGTCCAATTCTTTTCAGCTTCCAGTTAGCGATGTGAAGTCCAAGGAGCTCGAACTTTCCTTGAAGTTGG